ATTAAATTAGTTAAAGAAGGAATTACAATTTTTTGAACTTGAGTACCTATTACTAATAATAATAAAGGTAATTTAGAAATACCCATCGCTTTTAAATCAGATGGAGTTGCATTTTCAATTTCAGTAGCATCTACTGTGGTAGTATTAGATTGAGCTAATGCTACTTGTTCATCAAATGCTTGTTGTAATCTAGCCTGTTCTAATTCTTCTGGGTTGATAGTTGCCATTATACAGTTTTAACAGTGTTAGATTTTAATTTTTCAAGATTACCTTTAATCTCATCTAGTTTACTTGATAATAAATTAGCAGGTAAGGATAATGTAATTAATGGTGTTCCTGGAGCTGTAGATACTACATTTTCTAAAGAATTTAAAAATCCTACCATATTATCAAGTATTGATGCTAAAGTAGCGATTGTACTATCACCTAATAAAACAGGTTCTGTTGCGTTTTTAGAACCTAATAATACTTTATTTGACTGAATTATAGTTGTAGGTGTGTCAATATTGACTGATTCTACAGCGTTTAAATTTACTGATTTAATAGAACTTAAAAGTAAATGATCTTGGTTTGTATTTAATATTATACGTCCTGAATTATATATTAATTGAGGGCCATTAAATTTATTTATATCTTGAGGTGGGTTATCAGGATAACTAAAATAACTAATACTAGATGCATTTAATGGTATAGTTTGTGTACTAGTTAAATAAATAGAACTTAAATCATTATTAATATCTTCTGTTATAGGTACCCAACCTTCATTATTTGCTTTTACTGATTGGCCGTTTCTAATAATAGTGATAGGATCTCCAGATGTACTTGGTCCTTGAGACCAATCATTTAAACCTATTGATGGTAATGATTTAGTTTTAATAGTTGAACTAAAACGAATACTATTACCCCATCTTCCTTCTTCTATTACATCACCTTCAAAAGGTAATAAAGGATGAATATTGCCACGTTCTTTAAATGTATCACCTAAATTAAGTTCAGTAGATTGATTAGTTACAGTTCTTAAACTTCCTAACTCAATTTGATCAATTGTTTTTTGTTGTGATGGAGGTGGTATGGTATCAATAGTAGGATAACCATTTTGATGAGGTGTATTCCATATACCTATAGTACTAATATAATATAATTGACCTGATGTAGGATTACTTCCTATACCAGTATCAGGAAATGATATTAAATATACTATCTCATTAATTAATGGATATATTTTAATATTAGATGATATAGGACGAGCAGTAGACCAAGTATTTTTATTTGAAATATTAGGATCTTTAACTACATCAAAAAATATAGTACCTAAACCATTCCATTCACCTACATTTACAAATTGCGGATGTGTTTTATCTAATACTATATCTTTAACACGAACAGCTGTTATTAGATTACCTAAAGAAGTAGCGGTATCAACAGCATAATTTTTATTACCTGTATTAAATCCTTTACTTACTGAACTGTAACCATATGTAACATCAATTGGCATCTTTACTTATTTTATCTATTTCAGCTAATAGTTGTGTTTTTTCTTCATCTGATAAATCAAATCCATTACCTGCTTCAGCTGAATTAGATAAAGCACGTTGAATAATAGTCGCCATTTTAATTAATTGTTCATCATTTTTAACACTTATTTCTAAGTATTCTTTAATTAAAGGTACAATTAATGTAGCATCACCAATATCATTGATTAATGGCTTTAATTCACCAATTAATGTTGATATTTGTTTTTCTTTTTTCTTTTGATTATCGTATATCTCACTTAAGATATCAGAGAATTTCTTGTTTCCAAAAACAACTGATTCTAAATTACTCATGATTTTTATTTATAAATATGATACTTAGAAATTTGTATATCCGTTTTCAATATAAAATAAGTAATGTTCTTTAAATATGTCGCCTAATTTATTAGCTATTTTAGTAATTTTAGGTGTTTTTACATCAATTATTTCACGAATGTATATATAAAGCGCTTTTTTATTAAATATATCTAATACCTCGCGTTTACGGAATAACTCAAGAATTGCGTCAGCTATTTTAGCATCACCATCTTTAGGAAATAACATTTTTAAGTTATTAGAACAATATTCAGTATATAGTGTTAAGAACTCATTTAAGCGCTCATTAGGCGGGATATCATCGATTTCATACGAATGTTTTTCGTCTTGCTCTAAATCCTCAATTGGTGCTTTATCTATACGTTTTTTATAATTTTTAGTATTAGATATAATTAAATATCGTTTTACAATAGTACCAAAGTAAGAATATGCTTTAGCACCTTTACTTTGATCAAATAAATGAATTTTACTTAATAGAAATGTTATAATTTCATGTTGTAAATCTTCAATATTATCTACCTCGGTATAATAAAATTTAAACGTATGTATAATATTCTCCGTTAGCTTAAAAAAAGCATAATGAATTCTTCTATTATAAATCTTATCACGTTCATCAAAGTCTAAAGACTTATTATAAGCAACGATAGCATCTTCTGTGTCTTGAGTAAAATACCTAGTAGAACTTGGGTTCTTAGGTAAATTACTAGCGTTTATTATTGAACTCATTCAGTGTTGCTTGTATATTTTTTACTTCTTTAAAAAAGAATCCTATTTCATCATCTGATTCAAATGAACCTTTATGATCAATTTGTTTTAATTTAGCGTCTGCTTTATTAACAGTATCCATAAATTTAGATATAAATGTATCTTGAGACATAATTATATCTTCTGCTTGTTCATTTTTCATTAGAAGGTTAAAGGTCGTGAATCCTAAGATCACAACCAATACACTTAATATTATTAATATCATTTTTATTCGTCGAAGAAATTAGACATTACATTTTTTAAACCTTCACTTTTAACACTACTTAGTGCTTTAGATTTAACTGGTGTCTTCTTATCTTCTTTTTTTAAATTAAAATTTGCTTTATTTTCTGCTTTAGGACCTAATAATTTAGGTAACCATTCTCTTTCGAATTCAATTCTTGCTGCCATTAAGTCGGCTTGATGAACTATATAAATTAATGAAGTACGAGGTCTAGTTTCTGGCATCCATGACATTAAGTATGGTTTATTAGCTTCATCATATAGACCATCATGTAACTTAATAGTTAACATTTCATTTTTAGTAACTGTAATTCCTAGCTGAGATAATATATATAAACCACGATCAGGTACAGACATAAACTCCAAACGATCATTAAACATATACGGTTCATTTAATTTTTCTCGTCTCCATTGGTCAGTTTGAGGTAAATATGCTTCTTGTTCAAAAGTACCAAATTTACCTAAATCATGATTCAGAGCAGAAAATATTAATTCTTCTGTAGTATAAGTATCAATTACATCCATTTCCCTCCATACACGATCTATTTTTATAGCACCTTGAACTACTCTATTAACATGATCTACATAACCACCAGGAAAACAATTATGATATTGAGGTTTATGAGCAGCCGGCATCATCATAAAACGTTCAGAATATTGTTCATAAAACGCTTTTAATTTAGCACCACGGTCTCCCATAATGTACATATCAATATAACCTAAGAACTCTTCCCAGTTACTTAATATTTGTTCCGGTTGTAACATATTAGTACTTATTGATTTCATTAGGTGTAACAGGTTCCATATTAATATATGATTTCATCTGTTCAATTAAATCTCTACAAGATGTGATCATGTCATCATACTCATCTTTAGTTCCTTGGCGTCTTAATAAGTAAGACATTTTAGTTAAATTAGACTCTAAGTTCTCTAATTTCCTATTAAAAATTTCTCTATTTCTCATATGTTTATTTATAACCACCCATTTTATTCTCTAGGTGCTTTTCTTGTTCTTGTTTCGTTCTTATTCCCTATCTCTCTTAATCCTTAAAACCCGTATTCAAAATATAATGTTATTTACTTGGGGAGCCAAACTTTAGGAGAATTTTGTTTACTTCTGTTTCAATTGATTTTAGATAAGCACAATCTTCATATCTCTCTATTGATTCAAAGTAGTATAAACAACGTTTAACACTAGTCAACAGCATATCGTCAGTTGCTAAGGTAATGTAATATACGTGGGATAAATCGGTAATATCAAGTCTTTTAATATATGAGTATGCTATAGAATAAGTTAAGTATTCAACTGTGTCTTTTACTTTTTCCTTATCTATGTCGTGTTCATCTTCTAGTGAGTCTAAAAGATTTTTCATGAAATATTGATAACCACTATTATAATTGTGTATTAGTTTTTTAAACATACCAATCCAATAAGATGGAGTGTCCCTGAGATCTTTTATAGCCTCCTGAAACTCTCCATCATTAAATGAATTAAATACTTTATCTATGTCCATACTCCTGATATATAATAAAGAGTGGTCATGATGCCAAGCTGTAATTAAATTACTTGTATGGTGTATAAACTGGTTTACCGTTTACTCTAGTACAACGTAATACTTGCTTTCTTTGTTTACCTGTAGATTCCCAGCTAACATGAACCCAATCAGGATTAGCATCAGTTCCGTACTCGTAAATTAATTGATCAAAATTCAAATGATCCTTGATATAATCGAATACCATTTTGTTAGATACACCTGTACCTCTACCATCTTGATCTAAATCAGCTGCTTCACCTGAACAATGTTGTGATGTAGCACTAGAACCTGGTGTAACTTCGTTTAATGCTTTAGAACGGTAACCTGAAGAAACCCAAATTGGTTTTCCAAAATGTTCTCTTACTTTGTCTAATACATTAACTGATAATCCTTTTAAGCACTCTAAATGTGCAGGAGTTGGATCATTTTTAATACCTAAACGTTTTGCTGTTCCCGAAGGAGTTAATTCAGCTAATGTGAAATACTTTGATAATTGCATAAGTTATAATAATAAAATAAATAAAGAAAATATAGTGACAAATCCTATAGTAGTAATGACTACATCTTTTTTAGTAGTAGCCTCATCATCTGTACCTTTAGCAGCTATAACAGAGTTAGGGTCTAGTTCATATCTATTCTCTGACTCATTAAAGTTATAAAGCAAATAGTTCCCATTAGGAATTAAAATAGAACCACGCTTATAAATAGTATCTCTGACTAAGGTAGGCTTAATCTTAGTAATAGAGTCAATCTCTATCTTAAGTTTATCAATCTGAGTCTTGGTATTTTTAAATACGATATTGATATTCTCTGCTTGCTTCTTAGTCATTACAACAACAGTATCCTTACCCTCAATTCGTTGAGTCGGATACGATTGGCTCAAGGCTGAATGGGATAGACTTATCAGGAGAGTTATACTCAACAATAGCCTTAGTTTCTTGTAGTTCATTTTTTAATTGTGTTTTTTCTTCTTGTAATGTTTCTATACTTTCCTTCATCCCATTTACCTTGCTCGAAGACATCTTATCGATTTGCTTTGTAAGCACATTAATCTTCTTTAACCTGTTTTGAGATTTTAACATAAGAGCATCTAACTCTTTTTCTTTAGGATCTACTACTTTTGGTGATTGAGCCAAAACAGCGGTCATTAAAAATATAAATATAATAGCTATTCTCATTTTATTATTTGTAACATTTCAACTTTTGAAATCATATATCCTAAAGTTGAATCGCTTTTTCTAATATGTTCTGTTAACTTATCAACTTTTTGATTTAACATAATTACTTCTGTATTATATTTATCTATTTGCTGAGTATAATTCATCTTACCATCTACATATAAATACCCAATAGCTACTAATACAATAAATAATAAACCTTTTACAGGATCTTTACTAAACTGCTCAAAAGATACAGGCATTGCTGAAGGAACTTTAATTTCTGTTTTTTTAGGTGCTGCCATTATTCTTCTCCTTCTTTTTTCTTACCCCAAATTTTATCTACAGATGCAAGACCTAAACATCCGAATGCAAGTAACGCAACAGCATCAACTAATTCTTTAGAAGGAGCAAAATGAGCCTCTGTAAATGAATTAGAGTACATAGTAATACATAGTGTTATTGCGCATAAGATTCCTACGAATCTCTTAGAAGACGGTGTGCCTTTTTCATCTTTGAAAAGACCACCTAACCAGGTTATAATATTTTTCATTATCGTTTTAATTATTTAAAGATAAATATAACTAATTGACGACAACCTATTTTATGATAAATATGGTACTCGGTAGGGGAATCGAACCCCTGTTTGAAGAATGAAAATCTCCTGTCCTAACCCCTAGACGAACCGAGCGTTCTTAATATATTGGTAGTGGGTTTAATTTATTTACTTGTTAATTTATTTTCTAACAGGTTCACAACCATTTTTAATTGTGTCTGTTAATTTAGTTTCCAATTTATCTAATCGAGAGTCTAATTGGGAAAAAACTTCTCTTTCTGTGTTATCAATTCTACGATGTAATTGATCATTTACCTGATGTATACTATCGTGAATATCTTTTATTCTCATATCAAACCCAACAGTAAAGTTTTGTCTGTATTCGTTAAATTGTTTTTCAACACTTCTAACCTTAAAAAATCCTATAACAGCAACTACCGCAATTGCGATAACCACTACTGAGGACATTCCTAAAATAAATGATAATGTTTCCATTTGTTTGTCTCCTTATGATTTTAATACTACCAATATATCAAAGAACAGTTACCCCTCAAGGACTCGAACCTCGATTAATTGGACCAAAACCAATTGTCCTGCCATTAGACGAAAGGGTAAGAAGCGGAAGATGTAGGATTCGAACCTACGGTACCTTACAGTACAACAGTTTTCAAGACTGCCGCAATCGACCACTCTGCCAACCTTCCTCCAAGAAAGACCTGTAAGCAGATCTTACGGTATGCTTACAAGTACATTTAGTAGCGGAAATAGGACTCGAACCTATGACCTCTAGGTTATGAGCCTAGCGAGCTACCACTGCTCTATTCCGCAATATGTAGTTAGGACAGGATTTGAACCTGTATGATGTATTTCTCTTACATCTCGGAATTAATGGCCTTATGGAATTAATAATTCCGTTAACTTACCTGTTGCGTCTACTATTCCGCCACCTAACTATTTTCTCCTTAGTTCACTCCTGTTCTATGAACATACCGTGACGGGTTGTTTATTCATATATTTCTACCTAAGGAGCAATTGGTTTTGCGCTCGATTTATATGAATCCGGGAGCTTTCTGCAAGAATCGAACTTGCGACCTACTGATTACAAGTCAGTTGCTCTACCAGCTGAGCTAAGAAAGCGTAACTAATTACTTAGTTACTGTATCAACAGATACTGAATCTACTACTACTGTTGAATCAACAGCAGTTGAATCTGTAGTTGTAGTTTCTTTTGTTGAGTTAAATTGACATGAAGTCAAAACGATTGCAGCTAAAGCCGCGATTGCAATTAGATTTTTCATCTTCTTTTTTTTATTGGTTTTTATTTGTTTAATTTATCGTATTATAAATATACTAACTCCTATATGCAGAGCCAAGTTTCCTTATAGTTTCTTTTGCTTCATTTAAAGATATTTCAAAAAATTCTTTATTTGATGAATATCTAAACGAGTCTAATGCTCTGTGAATTTCTACTTCTAACCTATCAGAATCAAAACAGTCAAACGCCCATTCAACTTCAAATGGAATTGGTACACCAGTTGATCGTGAAATTTCTTTAGCCCGCTCATCAGGATGTTTTGTTGTGTGACCAATTTTATAAAGACCAGGTATTGTTTTATTAGATAAAATATAAATCCAACTATTATGTTTACCTTGTCTCCAAGTTTGAGTATTTCGATTAGTATAATAATTTATTTCATCCCAACCATTACCTAAAGGAACCATAGTATAAAAATAAGCATTTTCTAACTCATCAGAGTTTTCCATACTAACCGGAATAAAGGCTTGTGCTTCTTCAACAGTTAATTTTTTTAATACTTGTTTATTGGTTTTATAACTTCCCATAGTTCTCGCGCGCTAATTTTGTGTATACCTATCTACTAATATACATATATACGAACTCGCCATTAATTAACGAATTCGTTTGCTAATTGATATAACTTATTGTTTAACTCCATGTCCTTATTGAAGTTCTTAATTTTACGTGCCTTACGATTTTTAGAACCGTAAGCGTAATTAAATAACCCATGTGTTAACTTTTCCTGAACTGTATTAAACACTGACCACATGTCATTACCCTTATCTTCCTCACGTGATGGAGTTAATAAGTCATTTAAATCGATGGTGATATGCTCTAATTCACTATCAGTAAATCTGGAATTCAATGCGCGTTTAGCAAAATCAAGCATTTGGTTTGAATTCAAAACCGTGGTTTTAAAGCGGTTCATTGATTCAACAGTTAACGGTAACTTTTCTACCATTGTATTAATGGTTTTTTCTAGTTCCTCAAAATCATATCCGTAGTGTCTAATTTTTAGGTTCTCGAATTCTTGATTACAAACCACTAAACCATTTTCACAAATCATTCTAAATAAACCGGCTGTGAATGTAAATGCATTTTTACCGTCGTGTGAATTGGTAAGTAATATTTGAGGAAAAACTGTGTCACCGTCTGCTCCATCAATTACAATTTCTGGATTTCTAAACACAACTAAGTGTTTTTGATATCCTACACTCTTACGCGCCTTAACTTGTTTTGCATCAACCACACCCCATCCTAATAACTCCATATCGTCAATAATTTTTTCGGTTGAGATGTGAGCGTACTTATCTGAAGTACTAGGTGAACCGGTAGTTGTGAAAATTGAATTTGCTCTTGTTTTGATTTCCGACTTATCGATGAAATCCATGTTTTTAATGTCTAACATAACCTTTATTTTTTAACTTGTTTAACTTATATCTTTTTTAACATCTTAAATATAACATCCTTATCCTGGTGAGCCAAACTTAAGGTATATAGGTATATATTTGCATCGATGTGAAAAATTATACTTCTAAGTTATTTCCGGCCTTTAGCCGGTTATACCAAAGGAGCTATATGGAATTGCGCATTATGCATTTTACAATTGTTCGTCGTTTATAGGCGGGATATGGGCGGAATATAGCGGTGTTAATGCGTGTTAGTGGTATGGTAGGTAGTGGTTGTATATCAATATATACGCTCCGCGCGCAGTATACGTTTACTTGCTGTTTTTACATCACCTTCTTTCTTCCATACCACGTACACATCGATGGATAACAACGCACGCATTTCCACCGCACTACCTCCGTACATATACCGTATATATACCGCAAACAGATAGGGGATGTAACCCACACAAAACAAGAAAAGGGGGATCGAGATTATCGACCCACCCATAAGATATGATATAAAATACTATTTAACTCGTTTATATTGTTTATAACGGTCAATTAATTCTGTTCCAACAACCAATACTACCATAGTAAGTATTAACGTGATGCTAAAGTCGATTCCGATGTCTGACATGTTATTGCGGTTTTAGTGTTTAATTTTATTATTAATTGAGGCTAAATATAGTATTGCTACTATTAATAAAAATGCTACCATGTTGTTTACTGTTGTTCGTTTATAAACTCAATTATTGTATTAATGGTACCTTTCAAGTAACCAAATTTAAATGCATCTGAATTATTATTATCTACTATTACATCAGATTCTAATACTGCTGTTAATGTGTTTTTAATAATGTCTAATTTTTCTTTATCCGTTGCCATATCTTATTTTTCTTTATATCTAAATATAATAAACTATTATTGGTGAGCCAAACAAATTACCATATACGTTTTTCCATTAAATTACCTCCCCAGTCACCGCCCTTACATGCTTGTTTAGGTTTATGACGTTTATAATAACGACGTGATGAACATGATTGTGTTAACATTAATAATCCAATTAGTAATGCTAATAGTGTGATTGTTTTTTTCATGGTTAACCAATTACACTTTCTAGTTCCATCACTAACCTTGATTTAAAGTCATCATCAAGTGGTTGATCAAAACTTTCTATTACAATATACTTAAATGTGTTTTTACTTAACTGTTCTTTAACCACTGTGTAATTATACCTTTCATAATACACCTCAAACGTTGTGGTTGTTCTTGTTTCTAATTTTATTATATTCATATCTTATTTATTTAATTTGTCTACTCCATACTTACTAATAAACTCTTGTATCGGTATTAACTCGATTTCATTATCATCGATTCATAACACTTCTACTAACTCGTTACCTGGTATATCTAAAATGTTTAATATTTTCATATCTGTTTCTTATTATACCTAAATATAACATCAATTATTAGCGAGGCCAAATCAGGCCTCACTAAATTCAAACGAACCATTCATCACATATGCTTTACTTGCCCATGACTTAGCATTTACTTTATTGTATTGTTCTTGAGAATATAAAGCTGTATTATATAGACTCTGATTAATATCACCTATCTCTAACTCACGTAATAAATCTTCCTCAATCCATACTTTTTTACCTACACGAGCGTAAACCATAAAATCATACCCACCTAACTTATCATTTTCTTTTATAAAAGCAATCGAATGTACATGTTTAATTTTATAACTACGAAACACATCAATCGCACTTTTAGCCTGTTTAACACTTGTAACCATAAACCCAGCTTTACATTTTGTTATAACTCTGTACTTACCTTCACCACACATACTATCACCACTATAGTTTGTGATGATTAAATCTTTGTTTTTTTGAGCAATAATAATTTCTTTTTTCATATCTTTATTTTCTTATTATATCTAAATATAACATCAATTGACCCGGAAGCCAAATTTTTTATTTATTAATTATGATTTGAGTCATGTTTTTAATAAATGTTAATTGATATTGAATTAATTCAGGTTGTGTTGAATTAAATTGAATATTTTGAGATTGTAAAAAATTAATTAATGATTCAGAAATTGTGTTTGGTAATTGAATTTTAATTGATTTTGGATTATTAAAATAAATAAACTGTTTAGGAAAATTTAATTTTAAAAATTGTTTGATGATAGTGTTTGTGTTTGTCATATCTTTTTTCTTTATAATTAAATATAACATCAATTGATCGGGAGGCCAAACAAGAGGTTAGCCCTGGGCGGATATGAAACGCGCCAGGACCAATTACCTCAGATATTAAGAAAAAATAATGTTTTGATACTCCGGGTTGGTTATTTCTAATTCCAACTCCTCATCTGATCCATCAGAATCAATTTCAATTGTGCCGTAATATATTTGTGTGCCTGTTAATTGAAAACTCATTCTCATTCCAGCCTCACCGTTTCTATTCTTAGTAAATGTTAAATATGTACCACCACCATTTCTATCCGACTCACGTCTCATTTCTAACATTGCGTCTGTTAAGTGTTTCAGCTTATTCGAACCCACAAACACACCCGCTTTAGTAACTTGTTGAATCAGTAGAAACGATGTGTACTTATTTCCTTTGTTATCACCTTTATTATTGTTAACACAAACATCTACTAACCATGACTCGGCAATTTTTCTATCCCAATTGTTATCATCTCTAACCCCATCAATAATTTCAGCGATAGAATCAATTAAAACTAAATCATATCCAATGTTAAGCGCCTGTTCAATTACATCCTTAGTGTTGTGATTCATATAGTCACTCATAAATAAAGTGTCTACAATACCAAACTGTGGAAACCGTTGTGTGTATTTAAACATTTGCTTACGGCCCATTTCACCTGATATAAATAAGCATTTACGGCTTTTATTCTGTACCGCGGCTAATAGATCTAATAACAATGTTGTTTTACCTACACCCGGATCACCTATAATCATCATATTTGAAGCGCTCGGTACTCCACCCTCATAACTTACAAAGTGATCTAATGCTAGACCTGACTTCATTGTCTCCATCATTTTAGGATCGACATTTAAGTTGTTTAACTTAGTTATAGCTGAGAAATCAATTAACGATGGCGTGTATGTGACATTTTGTGCTACCTTCTTTTTAGACGGTCTACCGCGTCTTTTAGTTTGTGTTTGGTTCATATCTTTTTCTTTAATTTCTTAATACTTAAATATAACATCCTTACCCCGGAGGGCCAAACCTGTTTAACCTTCCATCAAATCTTCTTTTTTATCAATCCAATATTGATGTTCCATTAACTCACTATACTCTTCACTACACTTTACACAACCCGCCACTTTAATTCCATTAAACTTGGCATGGTTAGTTGCAAGCGCTGGTGTACCACATAAGTTACCTTGACCTGATTTGTAAATGTGTGATGTGTTTTCCCACACATTACCTTTGTTACCATAAATGAAGTAACCTGATTTTAATTCTGTTTCGTGTATCATATCTTTATTTTTTCTTATACCTAAATATAACATCAATTATTAGCGAGGCCAAACAAATTTAACCTTGATAATTACTAAGTCGTTGATTATCCAATTCGATTTTTTCATTTAATAAATCGATTGTATCTGATTGTGGATTATTCATCACCAATTGGCGTAACATTTGGTTAGTCATTCCAATCTTTTCTAAAATATATTCAGTTGTTTCGCCATCAATATCGATATCTTTACATAGATTGATTATATTTAATACTTTTTCGTCTCTTTTTATCATATTTTTCTTATTTAACTAAATATAACATCAATTAATTGGGATTCCAAACAAATTAATCAATTTCTACTAAATCAATATAAAACCAAGTATCTTCTTTACCATGGTCCATTACTTTAACACTTGGTAAACCACCATCATATCCTTCTTCAATATACTCAATTATATTGACATTATCAATATGAACTAATTCTTCAAATGATCCTTCAAAATCTGAAACTGCAAATACTGTACTTCCCATATCTTTTTTTTTTAAATGTTTAACTTATTTTCTTTATACCTAAATATAACATCTTATTTTACCGAGGCCAAATATTCTTTAACCTTAACCAATACAAATTTATTAATATCATCTTTATCAAATCCTTCTTTACTCAACTCTTCACATATAGAGTTAATAACAGTTTCTAAAATTTCATGGTCTTGATTTAATATTAAATCATCCATAAATTGTTTTCTTATATTCATATCTTATTTAATTATTATATAAAACTATACAATTCTCTTTTTCTTTAATCCTATGATTTATCCACTCTTTAGTATCACCTATAAGCATTACTTCTTTTGTTTTATCTTCAATTTTAGATAATTTTTCAATTAATTCTTCTACTGTCATATCTTTTTTCTTTATATCTAAATATAACATCAATTCATGGCGAGGCCAAACTTATTTTAACCTATGACTATTATTATCTATATATTTTTTTACTCTATTTATAGAACTATTAATTAAATGTCCTTGATTAGAACCTGCAATTCTTTTTAAGAATACTCCATTAATATCTCTTATTTCTGACCATAAATCAAAATTTAGATACTTATTAATTAAATTATTACTTAAATCAAATGTTTTTCCTTCATTATAAAGTAAATATCCTTTAGTTTGAATATTAAATCCTTTATAAGTCTCATTATTTAATTCTAAACAATAAGCATCACAAATATTTTTATGATTTTCTTTAGAGATAATTTTATACGATTGATTTGTCATATCTTTTTTTTCTTTATATTTAAATATAATAAAGATTGGCCCGAAGGCCAAACTTATTTAACTCCAAACCTCATCAAAATCATCTTCTAACTCACCTAAATTATTAAACTCATAATCTTCAATCATTTCCTTACACAATTCTAATAAATTCTTCTTAGCCATTTTTTCATCAAATGACATATCTTTGTCATTTAAATTATTAGAACAATCAATTAAATCTAAGTAAGTATTTCTGAACCTACAATAACTCATATTTGCCATATCTTTTGTTTTTAAAGTGTTTAACTTATTTTCTTAATAACTAAATATAATAAAGAATAATAAGAGAGCCAAACATATTTAACCCTCCCTTAATACAAGTTATAGGGCAACTAAATTAGATTCTTTAATCTGATAAGTCATTACCATATTACCTCTGTAATTATGATGTGTTACTATATAAACAATTTCACCATTTCTAATTTGGATATTTTCAGGTTTATTCATCCAACAATCACAAATTTTACCAATAAATCTTTTACCCCAACCCTTATTTGTAGGTTTAACCATATCACCGATCTTAAACTTCATTTCTTTTTTCATATCTTTTTTCTTTATAATTAAATATAATAAAGAATGGCCCGAAGGCCAAACATTTATACTAAATTAATTTCCATTTCCCCCAACATCCTTATAAACTCACTTATTAAAATATCATCCTCCTTACTTAAATCCTCATTATAAACATCCTTACCCACAATATCACTTAACACATCCAACCACTCCTCACTCCCATACTCAATTTCCTTATTATCTAAACCATCCATCTTCTCAAAATACTCATCATCAATTCCATTATTAAATAAAATCTCCAATACATTCTCATGTGTAAATTTTTTCATATCTTTTTTTTTAAATGTTTAACTTATTTTCTTTATAATTAAATATAATAAAAATTAATGGGAGGGTCAAACATATTTAACCCTCCCTTAATAATTAACTTTTAAACTTATTTATTAAATTATCTATTAAACTATCAACATTATTATCTTTTAAAGAATTAATAACAATTTCATCCATAATTTTAACCCTTACACTCCATTCTACAAAATTACTTTCATTAAATCTAACAAACTTATTATCACAAAACCATTCATTAACATCTACACCTTTCCATCCTTTTACTTTTATCTCCTTCCTAATCTTTTCTTTTTTTTCCTTAAACTTATCTTCCCAAATTTTCCTTTCATTATTCAATTCCTCTAACTCTTTATTCCACTCATCAACAAATTCAATACACTCTTTTTCAAATTTTTCACTTTCAATTTTTTCCAATTTACTCACTACTACATTTACTAAACTTTCAACTTCAAATTTACTTAATCTTTTCATATCTTTTTCTTTTTTTTTAAATTGTTTAACTTATTTATTTTCTTAACATTTTAAATATAATAAAAATTATTTAACTTTCCAAACCTTTTTAATCATTTAAATAAACAACTAATCTATCAAAATTATTAAAATAATTTCTTACATCATAACCTTTATCTTTTAAAATATTATACACTTTCTCTCTATCCTCATCATTTAACCAACTAAATTTTAATCTTCTTTTACCACTTCTATACTTATCATTATACCAAGAAAATTTATCACCAATAATTTCCTTTACATCACTTCTTAAAATTTCATAATTTTTCATATCTTTTTCTTTTTAAATTGTTTAACTTATTTTTTCTTATTACTTAAATATAATAAAAATTATTTAAAAAGCCAAATGGGGGTTAAAACATACCCCCATTAATTATTACTATTTTACTTGATTCTTTTAACATATCTATATCAGGATCTCCATCTTCATCTAATTCAAAATCCTCATCATTATACTCTTCAAAATCTTTTTCACCTAATTCTACACCTAGAATCTCATTTACATATCTCCAATCTGTTGGATCTACACCTTCAATTCTTACTTCAGTTTCTAAATTGAACTTACTTAATTCTTCGATTAATTCTTTTACAGTCATATCTTTTGTTTTTAAATGGTTTAATTTATTTTTTCTTTATATCTGAATATAATAAACAATTATACAGAAGCCAAACAAGTTATTCTATCTTCTCTTAATTCAGGAATATTAAATCCTAATCTCCAAACATATAAATTTTCTAATAATTCATCATTTAATGAATTCATGAATTTTATCTTCTCATCCTTAGATAATAGATTTATCCATTCTTTTACTCGTTCATCTAATTTCCAATCAAAATTTTTCTTAGGTACTATTATCATATCTTTTTTTCTTATTTAATTAAATATAATAAAGAATTGTACAGGAGCCAAACAAGTGGTTAAGTTGGGTTGAGTTAGGTTGAGTCTCCCTAAGATGGTTGAACCCCCTAGGACAGCGATCCCCCCTTCACATATAAGCGGTGATCCTCCTTCCTACATCCCCCATTGAGAACAGAAAAAGACACCCCCTTGCGGAAGTGTCTTAAAACATGGACTTTAAATTACTAACCGATAAGCGAGTTTTTCATTCTACGTCTTGAAATGTTATACATTTCATTAGCTAGTTCTTGAGGAACTGAACGACGTCCGGCTAATACATTACTGATGTGTGATGATGAATAACCAGTTGCCTCAGCTAATCTACTTACATCACCCTGTCTGTTGCGAGCAGCATAAAATGCTTGTTTCGCGGTACGATTTAATTTACGCATAACTTATTTTTTATATTTAATTAATTATTATATTATAATATAAATAAAGTTACCTACAAGGCCAAATTTAAATTGGAGGTGGGAGGTGTTTTGAATCCCCCCTTTTTACATCCCCCATTTTACATCCCCGTTACCGGGTCGGGGTTTAATCCCCCTAATGCAATCCCCCTTATTAAGCTTGGGGCGCTGTTTTTTTAGTCCCCGTTGGGCGACCACGTTTAACTGACCCACCAGCCGCTACACGCTCGGCGCGTGCCGCTAATGTTGCCTGACGTTTTGAACCTACCACTACTGGGCGACCTTTTTTACCTGATACTTTAACTGAATTTGTCATAACCTTAATTTGTTTTTTATGTGTTTAACTTATTTATTATACTTAAATATAACATCAGTTCCCCGCGAGGCCAAACCTAGGTACACCCTCCTTTACATCCCCGTGGGCAATCCCCGTTTAAAACAAGTATATATCTTTTCGATAGGAGAGTTTGGCTCTGCAGGTAATGAGGGTTACCATGTTTAACTCCACATCCAACATACATCCCCTATTTAACTCACATACTATAATACATCCCCGTATTGTTTAATCCCCGTCATGTTTGGTTTGTCACATACTCATTACTCACTTGGGCGTTTAACCTCACCATACACCTCAATAACCCGCCTATAAACATACATCCCCCATTGTGTGTAATACACATCGGAACCATAAGTTAGCGTTTAATACCCAGCTTTTTATTTGGATAAGGTAATAGTAATACTCGCTCTTCATAATCATCTATATAAGCATTTACCCAATATTTACCCGTTGAATTTTCCTCATTAATAAAATTATGATTAACACCGTAGTTATCCTTATTCAAATAATATATTAATAGTTCGGTTAATAGTTCCCTATGTTTACCTTTAACTTTCATACTCATCTATATAAGCACTTACCCAACGTCTACCCGATGGATTTTCATCATCAAAAACATCCGTTAATTGAATATAGTTGGGATTATCCTTATTCTTATAATATATTAATAGTTCAATTAGTAGCTCCCTATGTTTACCCGTTACCGTCATTGTTGTTCCCATCGTTGTGATTAACTTGCTAGTTAAGCAATTTATGTGTTCTGGATTGTATTAGTTGTTTTGCGGTTCATATTCCTGTTTTATTCTATCACACTCCCACACTCCATAATTAATATTGTTTTCTAAATAATGCGTTATAGTATTATTAGCTACTCGCCTTAATTTTTCCGTATTAATATCATCAATATTGTATTTTATGTAGAACCAACAATATAAATCATTTAATAAGTCAAGGTGTTTATTCATTGGATTGTATATATGTAGGATTAGGTGGTCATATACTGAGCCATGCTTTTGACTTAACTTTTATAAACCTGTTTCACGCTCGGTTTTTCTGGATTGTTCAATATCATCATTCCACGGTTCAACTTCCATTTCAAATTCCTCACTCTCATCAACATTAACATAAGCGTTATATGGTGTCACATATTCACTTGCTAGTTGTACTGCTTGTTCTTCGGTTGGTGCTTCAACTTCGTATTCAAATACCATTGTCGCCTTACGTGTTTCAATTACTTTGTATTTCATAACTTTATTTTTCATCTATTTTAATCCCGGAATATACTAATGCCGCAAACATTGGGCTAAATATAGCATACATTATTCTTGCTCCTGTGTCCCAATTCTTAGCATTTATATCCCATAATACAAAGGTTATTAGTAAATAAATTACTACCATTGTTATAATTGCTCCTAATATTGATTTATTGATTTTCATTTTATTTGTTGTTTAAAGGTTTTAAAGTAGTCAGGGCAGGATTCGAACCTGCAAGATATTTTTGCCACGTAGGACTTATTTAGGTATTACCATTTTACCGCCTGACTTTATTATTTATTGTCCTTTTAAAAATTCTCGCAAAGCATCAACAACTTCTTTGTCAGTTTCTACAAGTTTGCCATTGACAAAAATATCTCCGTTTTCACAAAATTTTAAAAGTTCTTTTGTCCCATTATTTTTAAAAAAAAATAACATTTTGTTCTAATAATGGATTTGTCATAAGATTTGTTCCATTACTTTTAGTGTTAAATGTTTGTGTTCCCATTTTGTTTGTTGTTTAAAGGTTTTATAATTTGTTTAATTTAAATTTCATCTATTTGTTTGTTGTTTAAAGGTTTTGTAGTCCATTATTTATCACAAGAAGAACCTGTGTGAATTTCTTTTTTATATTCAATCTTTAAAATTGCGGTGTCTTTAGTCCATCCTTTACCAAATGTAGTTACTTTTGTTGTAAATATATCTGACAGTTTGCCTTCTTCTTTACCAATAATGTAAAGTTTATGATTTTCAAAACCGTTTTCTTTAGCATAATTATATAGTTCTTGAATACTACATTCACCATTTACAACTATATCACCTAATTCGTTTATATTTACTTGTTTTTTCATTTTATTTGTTGTTAAAGGTTTACAATCTCAATTAGTTTTTTAAGACAAAAAAGTTCTGTTTCTTCATATGTTCCATTTATAGATGAAGTAATCTTTCTTGAGTCTTTTTCTTCATCAAAAATTATGAATGAGTACTCCTGGTTACTTATTTCAATTAAACCACTTAGTTTATACTTCTCTCTAAACCATCTAAATGCTTGTGAAAAGGTTGGTGCTGCAA